GCAATATCGGCAGCTTTTCTGGTAGGTTGGGCAAATGCTGTCATAAACCTAGATAATGCAGTTGTTGACTTACGTAAGCTAACAGCCTGTCTGGTAGATGTAGTTAAAGCAGCACCAACCTGTTCTAAGCTAACACCCATTTGAGAAGCAACTGGTAAAACATTACCTATATATTTGGCTAAGTCTTGATATGTGAAAACACCACGTTTTACCATTGCAAAAAGTTTATCGGAAACATTTAAAGCATTATCTGCTTCCATACCATAGGCATTTAAGATAGCTGTTATTACTTTTGTAGATGTGGCAAGGTCAGTCATACCAGCAACTGAACCTATAGCTGCTGCACGCATAACTTTCATTGCCTCAGATACTTCAAAAGAAGCTGAAAGTATATTATAATATGCGTCTGCTATATCAGAAGTTGCTTTACCAAAGCTTACAGCCATAGACTTTATTTGTTGCTTTATTTGGTTGTTCATACCTTTGGTGCTGTTAGTTATCATGGTGGTTACTTCTGCTACCTTAGTTTCAAGTTTTACAAAACTACCAATAGAATTTTTAGTAAATGACTTTACCCCACGCCAAGCACTATATGCCAAGCCAACCGTAAACAGAAAGGCTAATCTTTTAGTTGTTCTCTCTAATGAAACAGACGATTTTAATGCTTGCCCAAAGGATTCTTTAGTTTTCTTGCCAAAATTATTAGCACCCTTAGAAGCACCACCCATTGATTTGCCAACACTACCGATGTTTTTCTTTAGTTTATCTAAGTCTTTACGAAGTTTAGCATTATCAACCCTTACATCTACATATGCTTCGCCTAATTTACTGTTCATTTCTTTTTAGCTCCCAATATTGCAAGTGCAGCCGCCTTACCTTCTGGTGTGGTTGTATCCAGCACATCTTCATCATTATCTTTTTTATTACTGTATTTATGCTCAATAAATTTGCTATAGTGTTTAGCTTCTTCAAGAGTAAGATTTCTGATATCAATAATAGACATTCCAAATTCAGAAGCAAACGCTGGATACACCATATTCCAGTCTATCTTTTTACTTTTTTTTTTACTTGTTTACTTTCCTTGTCGTCATCATCACCAGATATAACCGACATAGCTATTTCTATTATCTCTTTCATACCATCAATATTAAGTTCGTTAAGGAACTCATCGAAAGATTTAGGATAATCTGTCTGATTCCAGAATAAGTATAGCACACCTTGGTCTGATTGCATAAATTCAAAAACTTCTTCTTCTGAAACTTCCTTACCAGCAACAGCTATTATCATATCTTTTTTCAGTTCTTTATCATCAATTGATTCGTCAATGGACTGTATTTTTTTCTTTCTTATATACTTTTTTACATTTTCTCTATCACCGATAGTTATTTTGCGAAAAGTATATCCCTTACCATCGAACTTGATATCTACTGTTTTGTCACCTATCATTTAACCACCTCATAAACAAATACATCTTCTATTTCTATATTTTCTCCTTTGCCAACTAAATCTAAATCTGTTCCTGTAGCTGTATATTGTTTTAAACACCAAGTATTAGCATATACTATCTCATCAGTAACAGCTATATCCACATCAGAACTCCCACCAGATATATCGCCAAACTTAATAGCAACGATATAATCATTTGTTGCGGTGGTTACACTTGGCAATGTAGCGTGACTGGTGGTGCCATCAACGAATGTATATGTCAAAACACCGTCTACAACTGACCATTCATCTTCTAACGTCCAATCGCTGAAATTTGTTGCACGTGGGTTTACTTGATTGTCGAATATAGTCAAAGTCGATTCACCTCTAAAGCTCATAGATACTGTACCTGCTTCACTTACTGGTAGGTTAGTGCTATTGCCTGTTAGAGTTGCTGTTCCCCTAAATCCTGAGTTTGTGTCAACATTGAACATTATATTCAATGATGTGCCAGTTTCTATACTTGGGAAATCAGTATCGGTTACAAATCCGTCTATTGTTCCCGACCACTCTTTTAGAACAAACTTATAATCTTTCCAATTTACACCAGATTCTGTAAAAGAAGTTACGTCCACTTCATCGAGTGTTAATTCTATACTCCATCCATTAGTGGCAGGCAACAAAAGCCATCCAGAGCTGTCCGTATCATAGTAAAAAACTTTACCGTTTTTGCCTGTTATCTTTGTAGCCATAATAACTCCTAAGTGATATTAGTTGTATCAACTCCAGTAGAATCAACCCTAAACGAAATGGTATGAGTAGCTTCATCGGAAACCGCAACATTTGTACTTATTCCTGTGACTGTTGCATCAAAGGTTAGGTAATCAGTACCATCTGTATAAAGCTTAAAAGTTCCGCTTTCGCCTACACCATATGTGCTATAATCGGGACTATCTGTCAGGTTTCCCTCAAAACTTCCAGTTGCTTCCTTCAATCCGAAAAGATAATCTTTCCATGTAGCACCACTCGATTCAAAGCCACTTGCGTCTATTTCATCAATAGAAATATCAAGTGTCCAGCTTTTAGCCTCAATAGTGCTTCCACCTATATCTACCTTGCCACTTTTACCTGTAATCTTAGCCATTTTATTCCTCCTGTAATTCTATATTATATCTTGAAGTATGCTGCCATACTCCGTTTATTGCCATTGTATTTGAAAATGTTCTAAAACATTTAACGGTTGTATATCCTGTTACCGTGTTTATTTCAGCTCTATCCATTGCATCACATAGAGCATCTTCTATGATATTTATATTATATGGTGATGGGTTCTGGTCTATTACCTTAACCTCTAAACTAAATACTTCCGATGTAGAAGTAAAAGTATATTCAGGAATATTATTATCTATATAATAAACAACATATGGCACATCTAATTCTGGATAGCCATTGTCATTTAAAGAATACCCTTCCTTACCAAAATCTGGTATAGTCTCAAAATAAATCCTATTTTCCATATAACTGCCAATGGAAGTTTTAAGGAAATCATAAATACCAGTCTGGATAGCATTTTTGTTTAACATTATCTACATCCCATAATTTTCTTTAATCTATAATTAGTTTCAGCTTGACCTCTATTTAAATAATCTCTTCTGCCACTTGGCATATCCATATGCAATAAATAAGCGTATCCTATATCGGAAGAATCACCAAACCCACTGAAAACACCCATTCTTAATACTGCGTCATCTCCGTCAAAATCTACATCGTAATTAAGGGCATTTATCAAATTACCAGTCATAATAGCAGGATAGTTGTAAACCAAAGACGGATAATGTTCCCTTCCATCTGGTAATATAATAGGATTATAAGTCCTTCTTGGTGTTTCCCGCATCGATGTTTTAATATGCGAAACCGTTTCTTTGCCATAATCCCGTAACTTATTAGCAGCTGTTTGCTGCACTTTCTTTACAAAATCATCAGCATTCCATTTAGTAATTTTCATTTTATCGCTTCCAAATATAAATTATACTTTTGGTGCATACTGTTAATATCTTCTACGTGCTTTATCCTATATCTATAACCATCTATTATTAAATCTTGGTCTTTATATATAAAACTATAATAATCAGTATAGAATATACTGGTTACATTCAATTCTTTGTCTGAATAGGGCAAATCTTGCTCTGAGACGTTAGTAATGTGCTCACCATAAATATAGGCTAAATCGTTACAAAGTTCCGTATAACCGCCCATATTGTCACTGGTTCTTGAATAATCTCTTAATAATGCCCTTATGCTACCCATTATATCAAAATCCTTTTGTATTTATTCAAAACATCTTTTATGTATTGTGGTATATCTTTTGCATAATTAAAAGACACTTTATCTCTTTTAAGATATTCAATTCCAAGAGAACCTTCTTTTATTTTATCATAGACTATTTTAATGATAAGCTTTACTGCTGTTTTCAAGTCCTCTGGAATACTTGAAAGCCCAGCGTTGTATTCTATGTAAACATTGTCATTAATTCTTTGTTCAAATTCTATTATTCCCGTTGATCTGCTAACTTCATAATAATACGAATCATTGTTTTTTACTGATATGTTAACCCAAAAGTCACTTGCAGAATACGTGCCAGTCTCTGGTAGTTCGGTGGGTGGCATATTGTTAACATAATCATCATAAACTGACTCGGCTTCCCACCCAGAAACATTGTTTATTGCAGTAATCAATTCGGCTATTGTATCATAGTCAGATAATGTTAGAATAGTTTGTGAAGAAGCATAATTAAGATTAAGTTTGCCATTATAAATTTCAATATTACTCATTATATAGGCATTAGTATATCTAACCCTAAATACATTTATTCTACCAACAGCAATATTACTTATTGAATTAATTGGGTAATTGTCAACATTAAGCAACCTACCGTCTAATTCATAATATTCATCATAATCTGCTGATTCAATTTGATTATGGCAATAAACATCTTTCACGTAGCCATCAACAAAATTAACTATATCTTCTACAATGTCTGTGTTATTTTCTGGTGCACTATCTGCTGTTATCCCATCCTCTAGAGACCCTGATATAGACGATTGGTCTTGTGTAAAACCAAGTAAATAACCAGCGGTACTGCCAGAATGTGTATATTCGATGCTAAGTGGGTTACTACCATCATCTTCAACATAAATATTTAGTCTTGAATCACTAAATTCAACAGAAGAATTAAACGTGTCGTTAAGAGCATTTATCTTTGTTGAAATATGTGTGCATAAAGAATCACTATCATAAAAGCCATTATCAAGAGTAACAGTATATTCTGTGCCATCTATTGTTAGAATAAGCTTATTCTGGTTACCGTTTATAAAAAATTTAAGCGATTCTAAACCAAGAAAGCTAAGAGCTTCACTTGTTGATACTAGCATAAGCTATTTCCTCAGCAACCTTTTTATTATATCCAAACCTTTCTTGAAAAGCGATAGTGAGATTACGAACCTTAAGTTTTTCTTCTTCTGTAAGCTCAGTATCTTTTTCTTTATTTTCATTTGAAACCTTCTTGGTATGATACTTTGCACGTCTCATTTGCTTATTCTTATATTCTGTTTTAGCCATTTAAAACTCCAAAACTGGCAGGTCGGTAAACCCGACCCACCATAATTAACTTTATGCTATTGCTGTAGCGTCATCTTCGTCAACATAACGTGGTTGAGAAAGAGTGGCAATGCCACAAGCGAGTACGGAAGCACCTGGGTCACTAATAGACAATTGAAGATTAGGATAACCAGAGCTTAATTCAGCTGCGTCCACTTCAATAACCAGATATTTGTTATCTGTAATTCCTATGTCTCCACCAGACTTAAGTGTAAGTCCTGTACTTGCTGCACTTGATAGGTCACCAAGTGTATCACCACTAGCAACATCTTCTAAGCGATAAGAAAATGCGATATCAGTACTATTGCTTGGTGTGAAGTCGTCACATTCAGCCAATGTAATAGTTGCATCGGCGGAATCATTAACTACACCAAAAGACAATGTAATCGTTGCATGTCTGAAATTTTTTAAAGAAAAAACGTCAGAGTCTGCCCCACCGTTTACGTCAACAGGTGGTAATATGTTAACTTTATGATTTTCTTGTGAAAATGTCATTATATCCTCCTATTATCCTGTTCTTGCTTCAATTACGGTGAATGGACTCATATCTGAGCCATTAGCTGGTGTAAATGCTGTATTTGTCATTGGTTGTCCGTCCCATCTATAGGTAATTCTAAAAGCCATCATGTCGTAATCGAATTTTAAGTGCATAGAAGCAGCTGTCTTAATTCCGTTAGATTTTTCAAGCACACCATATTGAGATAGGTCGGCAAATATGATATCACCTTTATCACCAATTGTTTTAGCATGTTCAGTAAATATAACTGGTCTGCCAAGTATAGTTCCGTAAGGTGCGTCTGCCATACCGTTAGGCGGCATATAAACCAAAGCATTGTTTCCACCAAGAGTCATACCGGCTAATTCTGGCAATGTATCGTGATTAGCAATCCACACTCCGTTACCCTTGCCTTGTGTTCTTGCATACATCTTGAATAGGTTTTCTGGTTCAATAGTATCAGCACTCTGAGATGTTTCCTCAGATATGGTTACCAATGCGGGAGAACTAAGGATACCGAGTGGTTGGTTTGCACCAGTTCCTACAAGGATATCTTTATTTCTACGCCATCTAATAGCATCAGAAAACTTTTGCATTAGGTAAGGCTCAAGACTAACTGGACTATCTTCTATCATTTCGTTTGTCACATAAGCCAAAGCTGCAAGTTTATTCAACTTAAACGATACTTTACCAAATGCTGGTTTAGAAGAAGTAAGCTGATCTTCTTCTTCTGTGTAATATGTCTTAATTCCACCATATATATTAGAACTATGGTCGTCATCTTTTAGGGTTCTAAAAGAAAGATTGTTAGAATCGGTAGGCATTCTCATTACTCTATCGTAAATCTGGTCCTGTTCAATAGATTTACTCCATATACCGCTTGCAAATGCTTCAGGTATCAAAATGCCACCCTCAGAACTAACCTGAGTATTAAGCTGTTTAATTCGTGAATCACCAGGTGAACTCATGTAAGTTTTCAGAAGTTCGTTAAAGGTTTCAAATCCACCTTTTTTCTTTAAATCTTCCTCTTTTTGTGAAGGAGTAACCTTGATCTTGTTAATCTCTTCATTCAGATTCTTTATTTCTGTCATAACTTCTTCATTAGAACTTTTTAAGGCTTCTTGCAAAGAATCCTTATCAATTACTTTTGCGTTTTCTTTTTCCATTTTTATTTCCTCCAAATTTAATGAAAGATATTTTATTTGTTCCTGTTAGCTCTAAAATCTAACTCCAGAACTATACCTTTCCAGTTAATTTTGCTATTTCTTCTTTCAAATGTTTGTTGTTTTCAGCCAATAAGGCTTTTACGTCATCTATCGTTAAAGTATCAACTTCTTCTTCTGGTTCTTCTGGCTCTTCAGATGGTTCTTGTTTTTCGATTATATTTTTTACTAAAGTATCAAGTGTTTTTTGCATTTTTGCTAAGCATTCATTAATTTTAGCTATTTCTTGTTCCATTTCTTCTTCTCCTAATTCTAAATCTTTTATTAAGTTCTCTGAATTAAACTTTATATTACCACCCTTAACACTAAGCATTAAGGCATCTGGATTTGACGGAACGGGGACGTCACTATGTTCAAGTAAGTATGTCTTAGTATAAATACGCTGTGCCTTTGTAACATCATTTAGATTCATATTATACTTTTCTGCAAACTTAGTAGCGGTTTCTATATAGTCATCATCACCCTGTTCTTTATATTCAAGTGGAATAAAACCAATAGAACTTGCTAAAGGGAAACCGTCTTTGTGCATAGTAAAAACATCATTAGCCAAATCGTGACTAGCATATTCCTGTAAAGCTAAAAGTCCCTTCTTGGTTCTTTTAATCCACCTATCACGCCCTAATGGCAATACTGGATATCCACCACCCCACATAGAACTACCGTGATTATGACCGTAAAGTATAACAGGGTTTTTTTCAAAATCACTCGTGTCTATACCATCTGGGTCTATAATGTCACCGTCTCTATCCACACTAATAGTGCTTACATATTTTAAAACAGTTCTTTCACTTTCATCTACTTCTGATTTATCACACGAAAGCCCTTTATAAACAGCTTCCAAATCTTTATCTTTTATGCCAAACCGTTTTGAAAGTGTCTCAGCCTTTTTCTTATCTAAATCTTTTAACTTATAATGTTTTGTTACAAGCTTATTCATCAGTTCCTCCCGATTGTTCAGTCCAAGCTGATAATGGTTGTGTGTTTATTGGTGTTAGCGGATCATCTAAACCAGTTAAAGGCATATCGCCCTCTTGTCCCCTAACCTCGTTCCTTGTCCACACACCCTTTTCAACAAACTTAACCTGCTTTTCTAATAATATCTGTTTATCTTCTTTGTCTGGATTTTCAAATGCACAAAACAGCTTGGGGTCTAATTCTTTACATATTTTATTTATTTTAGCAGAAATAAGCTTCATTCTTGGCAATATAGCGTCTCTTGCATATGCCTTATAAGCAGCTTCTGCATTAGCTTTATTAACATTATCGGAAGTTAGCATAGCAATATGTATATCATATGCCGAAGCTATCATATCACGTACCATTTTCCTGCCCTCATGATAGCTCATTTCACGTGGTGAATTTGAAACATTGGTATAATTAAGCCCAGAAGTTAATAACGGTGCCTTACCTGCATTTTTAGTGCCATAAAAGTTAGTTTCAATTTCTTTCTTTATTCTCTTGAACTCATTTGTGCTTAATTCCTGTTCAGTAGTAAATATACCAGATAGCTCACCCATATTCTTAAATACAGCATTCTCGAACCTATTCATATTAATATGTATTTCGTATATTTCTGCTAAATGTGATATAGGCGGAGAACCTTTATTCATATCACGGTAGGTAGGGAACTTTATATGTATAATATTCTTTGATTGTATCCTGTATTTATTGTAACCGTCATTGTATATATATACTATCTTGTCACTATTCTTGCTTTTTTTACCTATATACATGTATTGTGGTGGTATTACGTGTAGCTCATATGGCTTGCCCAAACCGTCTCTTACTATGTAAAGATAAGAATTACCGTCAAGCTCTAATCCCATATTAAGCAAATAAATCATTTCTTCATAAGTTGTGTAGCTGTTTGGTTCATTTATAAGGTCTAAAAACCTGTGTGACGTTACCTCATCAACAAAAAATGACTTAGTGAACCTTTGACCATATACAGCTTCCAATGAAAGCTTGTCTGCTAAGGTTAAGCACTTCTGCGGCACATTGTAAGGGTTATCCTGACTTTCTCTTGCAACATATAGCTTCAATGGGTATTTCATAATATTCAAACTGTTCTTATGAGAACATATGTAAACCCAATCTTTGTTAAGCTCTATCATGCTGCCCATCGTATTGAAATCTAAGAGAAAATCACCAGATGGTTTGTACTTACCAGCAAAAGATACTTTTTTTTCTTTAGGCTTTGACTTTAAAAAGCCGAAAAATCCCATATAAGCGCTCCTATACTTCTGAACCATAATTTATATCTATAAATAGTTTTGTCAAGTAAAATATTTTTCTGAAATGAATTGTTATGTTTTTTAGTGGTTATAGGTTTATTTTTTTATTACTGAATTGCCTTGTTAATTTGAATTATTAAGTCTTTTGATAGTCGATTTTATACTTCACAGCTTTTCATTTTATCATAATTTTCGACTAATTCCTTATATTCCCATTCTGGAACTTCAAATAATTCAACTTCATCTAATGATCGCCATTCGCTTGTAATGTATCCAACAAATGGTTCAAGAAATGTTACGACAATATCTTTTCCGCTTCCGTTAGGCTCGTCTAATAATGTTTCAACATATCCAGCAGCGTGATATGTTTTCCCGTCTAAAAGATTACCGCTATTATCTGTATCCCTAAAAAAGTAATATTTCATAATTCCCCCTTTTATTATTTTAAGTACTATAAACTTTTATTTTCTTCATACTTCCAAGCATATTAGTATAAACAAAATATCTTAAAGCACAGAATAAGTCATCAAACAGCTTAACTGGTTCTTCTGTTGGTTCACCAGCTTTATTTTCTTTCCATTTATATCTTTCTTGTTCATATTGAAAGTCCTCATCATTACTGAGAATATGTATTTTGTGTGACTTAAGCAGGTTTATGCCTTCCAAAACTGAGTTTTTGCGTTTATTAGCTGGTTTTATGTAGTATCCAGCCCTTTTAATCTGTTCAATAGCGTCTGGTCTTTCGTCGTCAGCTATTATTAGGTCGTCTTTGCCTATTTCAGATGATTCTATGAATTTCATAACATCGTCTGGTGTTTTCCCTGTTTCGTAATAAATCGATTTAGCATAAATATTATCGCCAATTACACCTACCCAGCATATAGCAGTAGGATGATTATAGCCAAAGTCAAGCCCATAACCCTCAAAATCATACTTAATCCTTGGAAACTCTTCTACTTTGTGAATATTAGGAAATACAAGGTTTTCTATGTCAGCATAAAGTCCTTTAGCATAAATAAGATAGTGTGATCTATCCAGATTAGCCATATTTTCAAGAGAAGCTATGTATTCTGCTGGTAAATACTTATTATCCTTATATGTAGTGTGAACAACCGTCTTATAACTCGGATAATCTATTATTTCACCTTTATACTTTATCTTATTAATAACTTTCTTGCGATATGTAAGGTGTTTATCGTCTATATAGTCATATTTGTAAGTCCAAGCGGTTTTAATTGGGTTATAGCTTGTCATAAACTGCGGATAACTATTAAATCTTGGTCTTAGTCTTAATTTCAACTGTAAGATGTGTTTGTATTGAAGTTGATTAGCTTCTTCTACCCAAATAGATGTAATTTTCTCAATTGATTTTATCTTACTTTCATCATCTATGCCAGCAAACATTATTTCATTGCCGTTTGGCTTAAAGGTAAGTATCATTTCTTTTTTATGAACCTTGAAATAACTTTGCAGCCCCCACTCATAAATATAATCAAGTATCAACCGCCAAGCAGAACGAAGCAAAGACGGTGCGAATCTTCTTACAACAAGTATTCTATGTTTAACTGGTTCGGTAACTACTCTTATGATTACTTTTTGGGCACAGAAATGTGACTTCCCGCTACCAGCAGAACCCCAAACAACCAATTCACGGTCTGTGTTATAAAGAAGTGGATAATATTTCCTGTTCATTACCTGTGGTAATAAGGATAAGTCTATTTTCATTCTTTAACCAATTCGGCTTCTTCTGGATTGTTTTCTATTTGTTCAACACCACTATATAAATCAGGATATACTTCGTCTTCATCAGCAATACGTGAAGCACCTAAAATTATAACCTCATCTTTTACCTTACTCTTTTCCATTAACCGTTCTTTTAGCTTAATGAATTTCTCTAACTCTGAATAAGAAGGAGTAACACCCTTTTTATCCATATTCTTTTTCATATGATGGATTATATCAATAACAAACTCAAGGTCATTCTTGTTCTTTATCTTTAAATCAGTTATCTTTTGACCCTTTTCAATAAGAGCCTTACGTTCCCAAAATTCCTTACGCCTTTTAACCAGATTATGAGCCTTAGCATAATCAGCTATCTTGTTATATCCGATCTTACCCCTATAAAGCTCATGCAGGTCTTTATATGTTAGCTTTTTCTCTGACTTAACATATTTATCCGCTATTTCCTCTAATAACTCGTTCTCTACCCTTTTATTCTTTATCATAATTATCTCCATTAAACATATCGTCTATCGGCTCAGCAATCCCCCTGCCATTTAAAGCATAATCTGGATTAACAAAATAAGCATTTTCATAATCATCATATTTTATTATGTTCAAACCGTCAGCCTCTTCCAAAAATAAGTTAAGGGTGGGACGTGATATACCAAGCAATTTAGCCATACTGTTTTTATTAAACGCCGTAGGAACACCCCGCTTATTATAACTAACCAACCTATTCGTGTATCTCTCTAAATATAAACTTAATATATAGAAATAACCACAATAAGACATCTTATCGAACATCTTTTCAGGGTGCTTGTTAAACTTAACAAAACGATAACTCTTCTTAACAGTATTATACGAATTGTAATACCTCGTATTGACTATCTCACCAGTCTCCCTGTTACACAAATCCACCCTGAACCTTCTCTGATTCAAATATGGAGACTTTATAGACAATTACTTACCCAGTATCTCTAACAATAACCCCTCAACCTCTACATAATCCTCGTTACTTAAACAACTACAAGCTAAAATATCTAATATCCTGTCTACCATCGCACTCATCTTTACATCATCCATCTTACCCTCCTAATATTAATAAAACAAAATTAACAAAAATAATATAAAAGTCAAGAAAAATATAAAACCGAAACAACATAATAACAACAAAAACACAAATCAATGTAAAATCTGTTTACAAAAATCCCCTATTTCGTAAAATTATTTTACATACCCCATATCACCATAACTAACCAAATAACAACCAATTAAACACAATATTTGCAAATGTGTGCGTTATATCTATCTTTTATATTCAGACTAACATCAAAAATAAGAACCTGAAAATAATATGACCCATTATTAGTAAACTAAAACTCAGATTTTTGATAAAATATCTGTGCTACGTATTAGTCTCCACCCCGTTACTTAACGCAAACAAAACACCCACACACCCTTTACTTTACCCCAAGTAAACCTTTCCACCACAGAACCAGTCCACTACTGGCAATACTTGACACGTGACAAGGAACGGAGACAC